GACCTTGATCGACCGGCACAGGTGCCCGACTAGGACCGGGTGGAAACTGACATACGGTAGCGGCAGGATGTTGTTGTCGAGCCCGTATTGGTAAACGTCGCTCGAAGTGTGAAAGTTGTGGCTTGTGACAGCCAACCATTTCCGCGAACTGCTGGAATCGTATGGCTTCGAGTAGTCCAGAGACTGCCCGCTCACCTCGCCCATCTTGAGAATTGCCATTACTCGATGTCCACCCCTTCTTCATTGGCCAGCCCTTCCAGAGCGTCGAGTTGCTGCTGCTGGATCGCCAGGCCCTGCTGCTGGAGAGTGACCAGTTGGCGTTGGTAATCCTCGCCTCGCATGCTCCCGAAGATCGCGGACAGGGCCTCCCGCGTACCCTGCTGTGCGGCTCCAACCGCCTTGGTTTCCGTGGGCTTGATCGCTTCAGCGGGAGACTCTGCGGATTTAACCCTCGGCGTCAGGGGCTTCTTGTCGATCGTCCCTTGCAAGGATTCCATCGTGCTTGCCATGTCCGCCGCCAGTTTGCCTTCGAGCCCCGATACCATCTCTCCCAATGTGTTTTCCAGTTCGGTCGGAACGCGCTCGCCTATCGTTGCGATGTCCCCAACAGTCGATTCGAACCCGTCTAGTAGAGGTGTCCATGTCATTTCCAGTGCGGTCATTCCGCCGCCGGAAATGAAATCCCAGATCGCCGCCATGTTGGTGGCGATGTTCGCACCGAGGTTCGAGAAGGCCGTCTGCGTGATCGCCAGGGCGTCAGTCCACAAGTTGCCCCAGTTGTCGAGAAACCAGTTGAAATACGCTGGCAGTTGATCCGTGAAGAAGTATGCCGTCGCGTTGCCGATTTGAACCAATGTCAGCACAGTATTGACGGCCAGGAGCTTGATCGACGTCCCGATGTTCGCCACCACGGCGATTGCATATTGCATCGGCGGAACCAGAGAATCCCGAATCCCATTCCCAATCTCCTCAAACCGGGTCAGCATGTCGGTTGCTGCCGGTGCGATGACAATTGTGAGCATATTCGCCAGACTTTGCAGCGCCGGCAGTGCCAATGCCCCGATCCCCTCGATTGCTCGCCCCGCCACGTTTTGCAGAACCACAAACGGGTTGCTCATCGCGTTTGCTGCTCCGCCGAACTCGGTCTTCAGTTCGGCGAGAATCATCCTCTGCGCGCCCATCGCGTCGCCGGCCTTCACCATCGCTGTGATCTGCTGGCGTTGCTGCTCCGAAAACGACACGCCGACACGCCGCAAAGCCGTCAATCCTGTAATCGGATCGTTCAACGCCTTGCCGATCTGTACGATGCTGCTCTGCATGTCTTGCCCCATCACGGCCGATAGATCCTGTGCCGCAATGAGCGCCTCCTTAAACACATCCCCCTTGATCTGTGTGAATGTCGCCAGCACCGCAGCCGCCGAAGTCGTCACATCCGCGTTGATGTCGTTGACCAGTTCGAGACTGTCAGCAAAATCGATGATTTCCTGTGCGGTAAACCCGGCCGCCCCACCGGTCGACGCGACAACCGCCTCTAACTTGGCCACCTGCTTGCGGGCCGCGATTGTCACCGACATTGCTGCGGCCATGCCGGCAGCCGCAGCCCCTCCGAGGAGTGCGACGCCGCCAATTGCGGCTCCAACCCCACGGGACAGCATCCCCACGGTTCCGGAAATCAACCCGCCAGACGAACGGATGGAAGACGCTGTGCGATTTACCTGGGCCTCTGCCTGCTGAATGGGGCCGGTAAATTTTGAGGTGTCCGCCACCAGATTTGCAACGAGGTTACCGATCACCGCCATGCCTGACCCTCCTCATTCCTGCTGCCACCTCGTCGGGAGTCATCTCCCGTGGTTGCGGCTTGTCCTGCGGGCGGAATGCGTCCGCGACCTTGCCATAGTCTATCTTCGCTCCCCATGCACTGCCGAGGATCGTTGTCTGCACTGCCGCCCTGTGATCGTCGCCAAACTTGCCCCACCCCTCGATCTGGGCGAAGGCCTTTAAAACCGTCAGCTCCCGCTGCGTCAAGGTGTCCAACAGGGTCTCCCAGTCTGCCAGCCGATGATCATGTGACGCCAGCCGCATCACCCACAACACATCATCATCGGCCGTCAGTTTTTTACTGCCGTCTCCAATTTGCCGGGGTTGCTGATCTTGGCGACAGCGTCGGAGAGTTGCTGAATCACGTCGGTGGGGATGTCGTCAATCTCGGGATCGTCCACCGCAAAAAGAGGCTGCCCCTCCGAGTCGGTGACTACAGACGACACCATGAACCGGATCAGATCAGTGTTCTTCTCGGCCTTGACCAGTGCGTCAAACTGGCCCGCCTCACGGAGAGTCAGGGGCCTGACCATCACGGTTTCCCCGTTGATCTCGACCGCCTTGGGGACACGCCTCAGAAGTGCTTTCCTGCTCACTCGTCTTCATCCTCGTCTTCGTCTTGCGGCATCTGGTCCCAGTTCGGGCCGGGGACAAAACTGCCGTCGGGGTTGTAACCTGTGATGATTCCCGCGTCGTACAACGGGAAGTCCTCCGGGGAGATTCCCGCCGTGACCCTGCGGGCCGCGTGTTGTGCTTCGCGTGCCTGCTCGGGAGTCATGGCCGCACGCTGAAGACACTCCTCGTCTTCCGGCTCGGCCACGCCCATCCGGACCAGCATGTACGAATCAGGTCGCGAGACAATCGCCCCAAGTCGCCAGAACTGGACCGGCTCCATCCGCCCATTCCGCCACGTGTCGACCATGACCGTCTGCGCCTGCTCATCCTCAGACAGCACAGCCGAGGGGCTGATCTCGATGTCTTCTCGAATGATCTTGGCTTGCATTAGCTGGGCCACCCTGGGTCGCCGGTGACCGTGTAAGTGATCGACCCCTTCAGACCATCATCCATCGCGACGGTATTGCCGAACTCAACACCCGCCGAGGTAAAACTCTGGTTCGTCGCAGCCGTGTCCGCGTAAATCATTTTCATGGCGTTGGTGGCTGGTGTAGCGATCAGGTCGGTAATCGCCTGATGCCCGACCAGCGCCGGGTCGTAAAAAATCTCCGCCGACACCTGGCCGGGGTTGCTGTAGCCAGTCGGCGCGAACGTCTTGAAGACGCCGCCATCGAGGGTCGTAGATTCGAACGTCTCCGACCCGCTCCCGCTGTGCTCGATCGAAAGGATCTGCGCGATGTCCACCAGACTCGCCGAAACAGTGTGCTGCAGTTTCGTCCCCTTGCTCTTCACAATCGCCATTGTTCACACCTCCTAAGTGTGCTGAATCGAGAACTGAAGACTTCTCACGTAGTGGCGTTGGTCTCGCCCATCGCCGGTCGAGATCACGTCATCCCGTGCATTTTCCCAGAGGACTGCGTTGATCGTGTCGCTGACACCCGCTGCCCCCACGTAGTCGCGGAGAAACGTCTCAACGGCACCGGCAAGAGTGATTGAGGCGGGCCGATTGCTTGCGTAACAATCGATGTCCAACTCAGTCTTTCGCAGTGTCCCGCCCGTTCCGTCGAGTCGCTTGTAAGGGTCGTGGCCTGTCTGCGTGATGATCACGTAAGGGGGCTTCACGCCTTCAGCCGGGTTGTCCAAAAACACCGCGTCAAACACCACGCCACCGACAGTCTGCGACGGTGCCAGAGTCGTGATTGTCGACTGCGCGAGTAGCAAAGTGCGGAGTCCGATTTCAATTGCCACTTGGCTTCACCACCTTGGCAAGTTTGGCTCGGATCTCATCGCGAATCACTTTGGACGCTTTCGGCTGGCCAGCCGCAAAGCCTTGTTTGACCACGTTTTTCAAAATGCCCGGCATCTCACCGGTCGGCCAGTTCGTCACCTCGACGAGTTTTCCATTGCGGTACATCCGCGTCTTTTTGACCGTTCGAGACTTTGTACCTAGAACCATCCAGTGGATATTGGCACCGCTCATGCCGACGCCCTTACGCTTGCCTTTGCCCCGTTTCGCTTCTTTCTTTGCCGTGTTGCCGACACCAGCGCCGGCTTTGGCCGAGAACATCCCGCCAGTGGCCCGTTGCATGCGCGACCCGAACAGCACCTTTGCGGCTTTGAACTGGACAGGGACCGCGTTCTTCATCTCTTTGGCCAACAGTCGGGCCGCCTTTGTAATCGCGGTCTTCATCGCATTACGGGCCACCGAGTCCCGAACGCTGTTCAAGGACTTTAGCAGTTGCTTATCACCAGTCAGCTTGAAGGTGGCCGCCTTTAGCCCGGCAAGGGTCTTGACTGCATTCGCTTTTCGTCCGGCAATCTTCTGGGCTCGTGTCGGCTCAGCCATCCTGTGCGACCTCCACGGAAGGGAACCGAATCATCTCGTTCCCCTCGTCCACGTCCAGAGGGGGGCCAGAGATGTTGAAAATCCTGTCGCCCATCTTCAGCCGTTGCTTGACCGTGAATGCCTTGCTTTGCGGGTCGGATCGCATCGTGATTTGATGCGTGATATCGGCTGCGACTTCCACCCCACGGAAAAACTCTCGGCTTCCCCTGGTTGCCATCTCGCACCACCGCACGGCGAACGTGACCCAGTTCCCCGCCGTCGTCTCGTCTATCTGGCCCGCACTGTTGACCGAGGCCGACAGCCGTTGCACCTCCACACGCTGCGACAGCTTGCCTGCCCTCATGCGTAGTTCCCCCACTTCAACCGATCAGTGAGGGCGGTGTACGAGAGTTCGATTTCCTTCGAGATTGTGCCGGACAGAACAGCTTCGCGGTTCTCAATCCAGTGACTCGCCAAAAGGAGGATCGCTTGCTTCGCGTCGTCCGGTACGGCCGAGGCAGCGCCGTATCCCGCCTGCATTGTCACAGCGACGGCGTT